GTTAATTCCATAGTTTTAGGGTCAAATACAATTTTCCCGCTCGCGAGTGACTTTATTAGATTCCTGATATTTGTTTTATGGTCATCTGCAACTTCCTGATTTTCTTCATGCTCTTCAATAAACTCGGACAATGCTTCGAGTATCACAAATACATCAGCGCGTGAGATATGATGATCCCAGGCGGTTTGGTCAATTGGCACTGCCACTTCCTCTTGTACTTGTGAGAATCTTGTCCACAAGTTCAAACGCTGTTTACTATTCATCCATAACGTTGAACTTTGCTCGCTCTTCATCCATTTATAGAACCAACGTCTCAAATAAGTCATCTTTAAGTGCGTTTTGTAGTCGCTCGCAACTATTGTTCTGAGTTTTGGAAAGAACTCCTCATATTTCACGCTAACTCGTGCCATACTACCAACCGTTGATTTCATCTTCCTTAATTTTTGATCTTTTGTCAGAGCACATGATTTTGTAAATTTTGATTTTTTTATTTTAATATTCCCAAACCTATTTTTCATGTGCAAATGCGACTCTGGATTCTCAGGATCATACCCACTACCCATGGTACTCTGTGCAGGTATGTTTTCTAGAAATGCATCTATGGTTTCGCTCGTCTTAGTAGTGCCACTTTTGTATGACATTAGTTCTTTCACAGCTGTTTTAAGTTCTGCATGCCATTTTACTACACTTCCGTTGAGAGTCATTTGAAAATCATTGTTAACCCAATCCTTTATTTTACCCAAAACCTTTGATGCAGTTATCCCTGTTCTAATGTTTTTACCATACAATTTGTCGAGCCCCGAGATTTTTGTCCACTCATGTTGATTTCCATCTATTGGTCCTATGCGCTTTACTAATTCGCCAAATTCATATGAGGCACTCTGTGATCTCACTACTTTGTCAAAGTTCAATTTCCCTCCACTTTCTGTGTAGATTTTCCATAAATGATAATCGGCACTTAGTACATAGTTTTCGCCTAATAACAATATTGGCCCATTCCTCACTTTATACCTATTTTTTAGTTTGTTCGACTTTGTTAATTCGTAAAATTCCTTTATTGATATCAGCTGTGCTTTCTTGATATAATCGTCCCTCTTCTCTATGTCTTGTTCATATTTCTTCAAGAGTTGCTCATAACCCCCACTCTTCGTTTCTAAATCC